TGCCTCCCTTTCTATCTGCATTTCACGTATGCAGCAACCGACTGACTTATCCGGTACCAGTGCTTTTACCGACCTAGGTTAGAGGGCCTCTTCCATACCTAGGATTTTCGAGTACGTTTGGCGAAATTGCCGGGCTTTCCTCCTCGCCCATCTCGTTAAGCAACTTCAGTAGCTGCTAAATTCATTTCAACTTCTTCCATAAGACATGGACCTGATTGCATTGTTGAAGCGTAAAACCATGCATCTCCGTCAAAAAGATAAAGGTAATCAGCAGAACAAAATTCACGGCCAGTAGACAAGAAATCTTCTACTGAGTTATATTGAACAGGCGCTTCGTTCGTATGAACTGATTCGTCAAGTGATACTTGTAGGTCTTCTTTTAATCCTGAGATATAACCAGCAGTAGCTACTGCATTTGCTTTCTCAGGTGTATTATAGAACTCAACCAACAATTTTCCGTTGTATGAAAGATAACCGTCGTAATGGCAATATGTTGCTGTTACTGTACCGTCTTCGTTGCATTTTGCGATCATTGATGAAGTACCCATAAGATTGATTCCTTTTGTTTTACCTTATAGAATCAATCTACACTATTTGTACTCAAATGTCAATAGTTAATTTCTTTTTAAATCATTTTTTTCAGCAAATGTTTCGTTACGTTCATTGTGTTTAGTTTTTTTCCTATCACGGCGGTTCTTCATACGACGTTCCTTGTTGGTAACTGATTCGTCTTCATCACCCCATTCGTCATCCATATAATCTTCGCGGAATTTCTTAAACGTTTTTGCCATTATTCTTACTCTTTTATTAGATCAGGAAATGCTTTGACTACGGTTGATTTGCGCAATCCTTTAAATGATTTTTGTGCTATAACATAGTTGGCCAAAAGTTTGGCATCTTCATTATATATATCTTCAAGCAAACTTATGAATAAACCTTCTCTTTTGACTTGATTCAAATTGTCATATCCACCACCTTCAAGAAAGATTTTCATACGCCGCATTTCACGGTAAAGCATTAAGCGTGCTTCATCTTCATATTCATTTTCTTTCCAAGGTGGAGGCGATTCAGGTAGTAACCACTTAACTGATTTGTCATAAGTAAGCCGTAGGATTTCACGGAGTGGTTGCGAATCATTTTTCAACAACCACTCAATCTTTTCTTCAGGTTTACCCATATTACCGAGCTCAGCAATGATTTCTGAAATTGCTAATTTTTTTACCATCTTATTAAAAATCCTGTATATCTGTAATTAAGTTTTTCAATTTACGCTTGACAAAATAATCAAATAGATATTGCCGTCCGATGTCTTTCGGTGCCTGCCATTCCGAACGAATTTGTTCTACGTAATTAGCAGGGATTTGACTTAGGTCAATCATCATTTTATTACGGTGGAAGCAACGCAATGTTTCTTCATCCATTTCAGATGTACCTTTGAGTAATTTTTCAAGGCGTGGTTTTGTCATTGCCTTTTGACGTGTGCCTACTGCAAGGCAATTGTCAGGACTCAGAACATTTGGTACACCGTCACCTTTATCACCACGAAGGATATGCTCATTGAGATAATTCGTAGGATTATCATTACGGATCCAACGTTTGCGAACAGGATCATACTGATCTACATTCACATAGGATTGTAATTGGATATAATCTTTATCACCTGATAGAACAAGGTATTTTTCATTACCGATATTTAAATCAGTACCTTCATCATGGCAGATGGTGCCAATAATATCATCAGCTTCACAGTGATCCATATGAATTACTTTATATGGAAAGAATTCTTTCAACTCATCTCGGATGGTATTCATAATACCAAATAATACATTCCAATCGAGTTCAGACTCATCTCGTGATTTGCGACGGTTTGCCTTATAATAAGGATATGCTTCACGGCGCCATGAATTTTTGCCGTCAGCACATATAACGATCTCACCGTATTCTTTTGTAAACTTTTTACGGTTAGAACGAATTGAATTTAAGAACATATGTCGAATAAGATTTTCATCTACATCAATGTTCGTGTGATTACCGATGCTCGCAAATAGCGAGGCAAGGATAACTTGGTTATAATCTACTAATATTGCCATTGTGTTTTCTCATTTCAATTTGATTTATATAAACTATATTAATCTAACTCTTCCTCAATGTCAACCATTTTTTCTTTAAAACTGTTAATATCTTTTATTTCAATTTCCAGTATATCTTTTGCGATTGATTGAAAGTCGTGCTCAATTCCGTGTGCCTGTAAAGCTAACGACCTTATTGATTCTAGGACCATCATCATAGAAGGCATAAAGTGTTCTATATTTTTATCAAATTTATGCCCTACCCTTGTTAATTCACCAATGACGTGTCGAAACAAAAATTCCGACATTTCATTAGCTACTTCTTCTTTGTACTCGTCAATTTGCGCTCGCAGTTGTTCTTTCGTCAAAGACTCGACGTTATTATTAACCTTAGGGAATTCTATAATGTTATCAGTCATCTGATGCCAATGCTCGTAGGAGCTGTGTCCATGTTGTTGTAAAAGTATTTATATTATTCCTGGCTAAATTGAACCTATCACTTGTTGTAAAACGTCGAATAAAGTCAGGATCTGATTGTTGCATATTAAGTACACCTTTTGCGACAGAATATGCTACGTTCGCATGCTGTGTAGGATTCTCATGCCAATCATAAGAAATTGTTGCACCGCTTGCGGTTTCAGTAAGTGCACCAAGGTTGGGGTGAATACAAACCAAACCTGATTTGATTGCCTCAATCAACGAGATGCAAGATGTTTCTTTCCATGTATTTGGATATAGGAAAATATGAGATTTATCCAATGTATCCAATACAAGACGGTTATTTACCGATCCGTGATAAGTCATCTTGGGATGTGCTTCAATTTTATCAAACAATGGTTGGTAAGGTTCATCTCTATGACCCCAACCATATATACCAAATGACGAAAACACATCAAGATGGATGTTATCAAATTCTTTTGCTAATTGTTCAAAGATAGGAATAAGTAATTCCAAACCACGGTGCGGAGTTGTATGATATACAAAACGAATAGTTTCATAATCTTTTTCTTCCGAAGGTTTGTAATCTTTTTCAATAGCATTAGGAATTACCGAGCACATTGAGTGCGGTATACCATAATAAGTGATATACTGATCTCGTTGCCATTGTGAAACGAAAACAATATGGTCAAAATTATTCCAACCTTTTTCTTTTAGAATTTTGTTTTCAGGATCCTCGGCAAGATCATGGCACCATAGGATATTTTTAACATCGCCTTTCATATCACGTGGACGTGACAAGTGGATAGCATATTCCTGTAACAGAGCAGGATCTACTCCGTCTATCAGGCGTGCCCTCATCATTTCAGTACCACCCTTGGATTTAACTGATAGTTCAGACTCCTCAACCACGCCTTTATAGATACAGCTCATTTATTAAACTCCTTGATTGTTAAATTCTTTTAATGAATCCCAACGAAAAGAACGCCATCCTGGTGCCTTCACGTCATAAACCGCGAGAACATCATTGTTAGGTTTTTTCTTTTGGATTTGTTCCTCAATATCTCGTTGAGGTGGCAACATTTCTTCATTGAGTGTTGCAAACATTAGTCGCTCATCACCATTCTTTTTTGTGAAAGTAATTTCGCATACACCGACTTTAAGTGCATTAATAATTTCA